ATGAACCTCGAACGGGCCATGTGGGGAACCGTCGCTCTGTCCATCGCCCTCGCGATCCTCGCGCTCTTGGCGATCTACTGGTCGATCCCGAGCCCACACCGCGCCGTGACGCCCCCGCCCCTCGACCGCGATGGGTAGGTCTACACCTGCTACTGCTACCGCGATCCTGTGCGAGTGCAGATCCAAGCCCCTCGGAGCCCCAGACGTACCGGGGCCCGCCGGCGCCATGCCCGGGGAATCTCCTGGCCAATATGCCACCGCGTCCGCCCAGATTCCCACGTCTCCCACGCGGGGGCGGGCGGCGGAGGAGGGGGAACGGCTCCCGTCCTCGTGGCCGCATAGGTCAAGGGGCACGGTGACCCCCAGGGAGGGCCTCCGACGCATGCGGCCGGGGGTCCTCTCGCATACGCCACAACGAAAAATGCGCCTCCGGTCACCGGCATTGAGCCGGTGACCGGAGGCGCTGTGTCTAGATGTCGTCGTCGGGGGAGATGCGGCGGGTGCGTTGGTCGACGCGGTCGACGGCGTCGCGGAGGGATGCACCGCTGTTGGGGTGCAGCTCGTGCTCTACGCGGCCGATACGGTCCTCGATGGCGCCGAGCCTGGTCATGACTCCGGGGCGGGCGGGGACTCCAGGGCGAGACTCGGTGCCTTGCCAGTCGTCGACGAGGTCCCCAACGCGACGCGTGAGTCGGCGTAGCGAACGGCTCGCCCGCCACGCGAGGGCGAGGGCGCCCGCCACCGCTACGAGGGCGCCGATCCATATGACCGCGGTGTCGAGCGAGGCGACGCCGGTCGTCGTGGGCCTCACTCCGTCGCGTCCTCCTTCCGGCGCAGGGCGAGCAGCTCGTCGTCGACGCTCGGCTCACTGCGCAGCCACGCAGGCATGAGCGTCTGGACGCTGGGGAGAGCCATGACACGGGAGAGGCCGCCCGCGATGGCGAGCGCGCCGGCGACCCACGGCAGGGTTTCGGGGATGCCGGATGCCTGGACGATGGCGGGCATCGTCGCGGCGAGGGCAATGGTGGTCTGTACGAGGGTGCGCAGGGTGCGGCGTGTGGCGTCGGTCATGGGGTGGTGCTCCTTACTTGGTGTGGGCGAGGAGGTGCAGGGCGGCCCATCCGCGCGGACCGACGGCCGGGTCGTGGGACTTGCCCTCGGCGCGGTAGGCGGGGTGGGCGTTGTGGAAGCGGGCCACGGCGGCTTGGGTCTGCGGGCCGTACGCGTTGGCCTCGGGCACGCTCTTGGCGAGGTATCCGGTGGCCTTGAGTGCGCGCTGTAGTGGCTTGGCGGACGGGCTCTTGCGGCCTGGGGCGAGGCCCTTGGGGAAGGGCGGCGGGGTGTACGGCTTGGGCTTGTCCGGCGTGGTGCCGCCGTCGCCTGCGAGCTTCTTTGCCCGGTGGGCGATCTCGGGCAGCTGGGCGACGATGCGGGAGCCGGGGCAGGACGTGTGTCCGCCCCACGCGCTTCCGCCAAGCCCGTGATAGGCGAGGCCGCGTTCGCTGGTCGAGGTGGCGACCCTGAGGGGTACGCCGTGGGTCTTGTGGGCCCACGCGAGCACTGCCGCGTTGCGGTCGAGCTGGTCGTCGGTGAGGGTGTCGCCGCCGCGCCCTTCGTTCTCGACGGACAGCCACGACGTGTTGCCCGCGGCCTGCGCCCACGCGCGGTCGCTGGTGTCGACCCATTGATACAGGGCGCCGCCCTTGCCGGTGCCGAAGTGGCTCGACGCGCGGGCCTTGTTGTTGCGGAACCACGAATCTGTACCGGCAAGGGTTCCGGCCATGATGTGGACGACGACGCCGCGGACCTGGTCCTGTCCGTTGTTGGTGAAGTTGATCGGTATAGGGCGCCATGTGGCGCCGGGCATGCGTGCCAAGGGGAGGACTCCAGACATGAGGATGCCCCGTCGCATCCGGCACGCGACGGGGGCGGGGAGCCGTTCGGCGGTGAGGCGGAACGGTCTGGCTATGAGGACAGAAGGAGTGTCCTGGCGGGGCGTTTCACTTGTTGAAGCAGAAGCGGTCAGATCCAGGTTCGAAGAGTCCGATAGCGCTGACTGTGTTCCCACACGCATTGGCACCCGGGTTGATGGGCACCTGGACGTTGCCGCTGACGCGGCCGGGTGAGTACTGCGTGGCGCCAACGGCCTGGGCGCCGGGGAAGGGATCGGCGGTGGCCGCGCCGGCTCCGCCGATGACGGTGGCCGTGGCGAGCGCTGCTGTGGCGAAGATCGTGCGCATACGCATGGGGTACCTCCTGGTGAGGGAACTGACCTGTGGGGTGCCAGATATCGCCGGTTCGGCATGCGGATAAAACGATCATGGACCGTTTGCGGAGCTGGGCCGTCCGTTCGTGGGACCTCGGCCGTGTCGTTGAATGCTGCTTCGGGCGGTGAGCTCAGGCGAGGTCGGTCGCGAGGGTCTGCGGGGAGGGTGACTTGTCGTCGAGGGCGCCGCCGGTGAACTCCGATCCGCGCCAGTCGTTGCCGTAGCGGGCAATGAGGCTGCACGTGTTCGTCGCGGAGAAGCCGTTGATTGCTTCGTTGCCGCTGCCGTTGGGGCGGACCTTGTTCCCGGACAGGGAGATGGATGACGCGGTACTACTCAGGCGGATGCCGTAGTAGGTGTTGTTCGCCGAGCGTCCGGGGCTCTTGATGTAGCTGTCGCGGATGTGGATGTTGTTGCCGTCCTGGACCAGGACGCCGTTCCCGCCCGGATACAGGACCTGGTTGCCGGTCATCGACATGTGGGTGCAGGTGACGGCGGTGATGCCGTGCGAGCCGGGGGTGTAGATCTGGTTGCCGGTCACCGCGCCGTTGTCGGCGTTCTCCATCGACACGGCGGTGCCGTCCACGCTGGAGATCGTGTTTCCGGAGATGGCGAACCGCTGTACCTGCTGGAGGCGGATGCCGTTCTGTCCGGCGGTGCTGCCGTCGATGGCGTTGTCGCCGATGGTCAGGTTGAGGATCTGCCCGGACGTCTCGCCGAGGGTGACGATCGGCTCGTCGTAGCCGCCCCCGCTGCGGAAGGTGCAGCCGGTCACGGTGAGGTTGCGCATGGCCTGTGAGGCGCCGGTCTGCGTGCCGTCGGACCGCTTGGTGTCTTCGGTGTCGGTGAGGATCACGGTGCGGAAGCGCACCCCGGAACCGCAGCCGCTGAAGTTGCAGCCGGTCACGGCGACGTCTTCCCAGTTGTAGGCACTGACGGCGTACTGGGTGACACCCTCAAAGGTGCAGTCGGAGACCCGAACTCGGCGGTGGTACTTGGTGATCGTCGCGGAGTGCGAGCCGATACCGCGCGGCCACGCCGCGGTGAGGCTCGTGCCGGATGCTCCGAAGTAGCAGCCGGATATGAGGATGTCCTCGCACGGGGTGTGATCGTAGGGACCGAAGCCGCCGAACACCCCCGATGACTTGGCCAAGTCGAGCTGCACAGCCTCGGAGAAGTCACGGGCGCCGGGGTCGTAGTAGCCCAGGAACCGGCAATTCTCGATGGTGCCGCGCTTCGTCGAGTTGAGCTCGATGGCGTGGTAGCCGGACACATCCCGTATCTCGACGTCCCGAATGGTGATGTCGCGGGCGTGGCCGATGCTGATGCACATGGCCGAGGCGGTCAGCCCCGGTGCGGTGCCCTGGCAGTCCCAGACGCCGCCCTCGATGGTGATGTTGCCGTGGCCGGTGTAGCCGCCCAAATTCTGTGCGGCGTCGCCGTTGATGAGCATGGTCTCGGCGGCGCCGCGCACGAAGCGCGCCCCGGGCAGCAGCGTTAGCCGGGTGTTGCGGTAGATGCGCAGCGGGAGCGTGGCGAGCAGGTAGGTACCGGGCGGGACGATGACCCAACCGCCACGAATCTTGGCGGCGTTCAGCACGGCCTGAACCGCGGGGGCATCGTCCACGGTGCCGATGCCGACGGCTCCGTACGCTGTGACGGTCAGGGACTCAGAGAGCCGTTCCAGCATGTACTGAAGCCGACCGGCGGTCATCTGCATGCCGGGGACCCACTGAGCAACGGGCGTGGACAAGGGGGCTCCTCCTCAAGGCCTTGTGCAGGGCCGACTGTCTTGACCAGTTCGGGTGAACCGTTCGGTGATTGGGTTGGTCGACTACCGGATGGGGGTAGCGAGCAGCAGCTGGGGACGGTGCTGTCTGACAAGGCAGGGCATGGTCCGTGACAGGTGTTCACCCGCCGGAGGAGAAGGCGCCATGGCTGAGACAGAGTTCGACTTTGAGCTGCCCCATGGGTACGTCGATGCGCAGGGCGTCAGGCATCGGAAGGGCACGATGCGGCGGGCGACAGCCCGAGATGAGCTTGCTCCGCTCGGTGACTTGCGAGTGCGGGAGAACCCCGAGTATTTGGGGATCCTCCTGCTGTCCAACGTGGTCACGAGGCTGGGCACGCTGAGGGACCCCACTGCCAGTGTCATTGAAGGTCTTCACGTGGGCGACGTCGCCCACCTTCAGGAGATGTACGAGCGAATCAACTCTCCTGAGTTCAGTTCGGATGCCGTCTGTCCGACCTGTGGCGCTGCCCGCCAGTGACCCTTAGAGGGCGACAAGGGCGGGGCGGGCGAGCTGCACTGCGGCGCCTGCGGAGTGCGGGAGGGCGAGGCCATCTGTGCCGCGGGTGACGGTGAACGTCTGGAGACCGGCCGTCGCGGATGGCGCGATGCCGTGCACGTCGAGGTGTTCGCCGCCGATCTCTACGGCGATCGGGAACACGCCGGGCGCCTCGCCGTCGAGGGTGGGACGCAGGGTGAGGCGGGTCGCGGTGAGCACGTCGGTGGCCGGGGGGAAGTCGGGCACGGTGGCCGCGATGTTGGCGAATGCCGCGCCGGCCGGTGCGGTGAACGCCTCCTCGAACCAGACCCATGCGCCCGCGGTCACGGCCTGACTGCTGGCGGCGGTGTCGAGGTACTCGCCCGCGGCGTCAAACCAGTTGATGTCGAGGTCGTTGGTTCGCGTGACGGCGCTGTGCATCCATCCGGCGACGGTGTAGCGGGTGCCCGCGGTGACGGGCAGGAGATCGCTGCCGACGTTGGGGTACTCCTCGACGCCGTCAGGGGTGAACTGCACGGACCACTCGCCCATGCCCGCCCCGCGGTCCGGGGTGGGGATGCGGGCCAGGGTGCCGCCGTAGGGGGTCCAGCCGACCAGGCCCTCGGCCATGTCGCCGGTGGTGTTCAGCGGGAGCGCGGCCGTGGGCCATGGCGGGCCCGCGGTAACCCGTACGTCGAGGACGGTCGCGGCCTGGTCGAGGGCGGCGGCCAGTTCGGTGCCGTCGCTTCCGGCGGTCGCGTACTGGACGTCGTCGAGGGTGGCGACCAGCCACGGCCCGCCGGGCGAGCAGGTGAACGTGATGTCCCACGTGCGCACGCCGAGGGTCTCGGTGTAGCCCTCGACGAGCAGCTCGACCGTGCCGGGCGGGAGCCACGGCGGGGGGTTGAGGATGGCGGCGCGGTCGCCGACGTCGACCGCGGCGACCGCCTCGGCCAGGTGCGGCGCCTCATGCAGAGCCACCGACACGGATGGGTAGCGCGCTTCGTCCCACGTGCCGCGGTGCAGTCCCCACCAGGCGTAGGGCGCGCACTGGTCGTCGGAGTACAGGTTGAGTGTGCGGCTGTCGGTGTAGCGGCCGATGCCGTCCGGCGGTGCCAGCACGGAGAGAGGGCCGGTGGCGAGGACGGCGCGCGCCGAGCTTCCGCCGGTGCGCTGCACGGTGACGTCGTTGCGTACGGCCTGGTCGTCGTCGACGGGTTCGAGTGGGGCGATGACCTCGCGGGCGGCGTAGTCGAGGGTGAGCGCGGGCGCCTGGGTGTAGAGGGTGGCGCGGGTGCGGTAGGCGAGCGCGAGGGCGTCGCGCTGCTCGTGGAACATGCCGCCGTCGGCGTCCGCGGCGTCCTGGAACAGGTCGAGCAGGGTGGCGACGGACTGCGCGCCGAGCCGGGTACCGGCGGCGTTGGGGCGGCCGGTGTACGTGAACGGGATCTCTTCTTCGGCGGCGAGGCGGCGGAGGCGGTTGGCGATGGTCTCGCCCGCCCACCCGATCATCGCGCGGCCGGTCCCGCTGTACGCGGCGGCGGCGTTGGCGAGGACGACGTGCCCGACGGTGATCTCGCCGGCCTTGCCGCCGCCCACGCCGATGTGGGTGATCCGGCCGACGGCGTTGGGGACGGTGTTGCCGCTCCACTCCGGGACGGGCCCGCCTTCGTAGGTGTAGGCGTCGAGGTCGACGTAGTAGAGCCGCCAGTCGGTCAGCGGGCCGGTCTGTAGGAGGTCTAGGCCGATGTTGACCTTCTTGCCGAGCAGGGAGTTCCCGCCCGCGGTCAGGTCGACGAAGAGCACGCCCAGGACGTTGCGGCCGTACATGCTCAGCCGCCCGTCGGGGCGCAGTGTGATGGTCCACCGGGAGATGAGCCCGGTGGTCGCGAAGCTGCACAGCACGGTCTCGGCTTCGGGCGCGGCGTCCGGGAACGCGGCGAAGAACCGCAGGGCGCTTTCCCCGGTCGTGGGGTAGGCGGCCACGGTGCCGGTGAGGGCGCCCTCGCCCAGGGTGGGCAGTGCGTCGGATGCCTCGTGTCCGGTGTACGCGGCCGGTTTGATGCCGGTCATGGTGATGCGCATGGGAGCCGCGCCGGGCATCGCCGAGGCGAACTCAGTTGCCCCGGAGCCGTCTTCCAGCGGCCAGTACGCAACGATGGACGTGCGGGCGGGGTTGGAGAACTCGCGGCGCATCGCGGATTGCAGCGGTGCCGCACCCTGCCCGAGTCGGCGCAGGATGCCGGCGGCCGTCACGGACACGCGCACGTCGTGTGGGGTGCCCCACTTCACGGGCCAGCCGGGCACTTCGCCCAGGAAGCGGACCAGGCGCGGCCCGGCGGGGCCCAGCGGGGCGACGGAGATGCGTACGGGGGTGTTGCGGCCCAGACGCCCGAATAGATCGGAGCGCGGGTTACGCGGGCTGTAGCGGCCACTGGTGTTGTCCAGGACGAATGAGCAAGTGGCCGCGTCGGTGCGGGCGCCCTCGTCGGGGCGCCCGCGCGTGATCGTGATCGGGTTTTCGGTGAACACGTCGCCGGTGATGTCGAGCCACGCGCCGCCGAAGTACAGCTCGACGCGGACGCCGAGCGGGTCGTCGGGGAATGCCACGAGCGGGACCTCCTCTCAGATGTCGTAGGAGATCGGCCGTGTGGACGAAGATCAGGCTGCATTCGAGTTGATCAACCGCATGCGTACGGTCCCCGAGCCACGTCCCGAGAACGCATATGGGTGTCGGACGGACTATCTGAAGGAGAAACACGATGCGTATGCGTTCAGTGCTGGCGGCCGCCCTGGCGGCTGTTGCCCTCATGGGCGGGGCCACCACGGCGGCCGCCGACGAAAGAGACGACTTTGACAGTACTGGGATCTACCAGATCGCCTTCTCGCCGCTCTGGTAGGGGCCGTACCGCACCGTGATGTCGGCGCCTGATGTTGGCGGGCTCTGTGCCCGTCGCTATCAGGCGCCGAATGCGGTCTGTACCGAGCCGCGGCCGTCGACGCGGACCATGCGGCGGATGAGGCGCTTGAACTCGCCGTCGGCGCCGGTGATGTCCAGGACGATGCGCCCACCGTCTGCTCCGCCTGCGGGCGATGCGGTGTGGGCGGACCAGGCGGCGGCCGTGGCCTGTCCGGGGGTGGGCGTGGAGACGAGGTTTCTCATGCTGCGATCGACCGCGCCCTGTCCCGCCTCGATGCCGTCGACGACACCGGCGGGAATCCACTGACCGATTTCCTGTGCCATGACGCGGGAGGGGCTGTTGATGCCGAGTGCGTCGGCGATCGGCCCCGGGATCATGGCCTTGGCCCAGCTGATCAACTTGTTCTTGATCCATGAGCCCATGGCCTTGATGCCGTTCCACAGGCCGCGCACGACGTCGCGGCCCTTGCCGGTGAGCAGGGAGCCGAGAGAGCCGATGCCGTTCGCGATGCGGCGGGGCATGCCACGGACCCACGCGATGAAGTCGGATGCCTTCTGCCCGGCGGCGGTACGGAACGCCTGAAAGCCGCGGGAGGCGGAGGCGCGCAGACTGCCCGGCAGACCGGACAGGGCGGACGCCGTACGGCCGGGCAACCCGCTTAGCCACGAGGTCAGTTCGGTGATCTTGCCAACGGCGGCATCCTTCGCGCCGCCGAACCAGTCGCCGAGCTTTCCGGGTAGCGATCCGAACCAGCTCAGCGCCGATCCGACGCCCGCGACGGCCGTGTCAGTGGTCGACTTGATGAAGCCCCACGCCGCCGACCACGCCGTCTGAAACCACGTCGTCTTGGTCGCGATGAGCACGACGACCGCCACGAGGGCGACTATCGCGGCGATGATCCAGAACACGGGCGAGGCGAACATCGAAGCGTTCAGCGCCCATTGGCTACTGGTCCAGATGGCGTTACGGGCGGCCACGACCGTTTGCGCCAGTGCCCATGCCTTCGTGGCTACGGTCACGGAACCGATGACCACGGCGAGCGCTGTGAGTACCGGGGTCGGCACGGCGCTGATCATCTGCGCGAGATACAAGGCGAGTTGAGCCGTGAGGCCGAGCAGCGGGGAGAGGGCGACGAGTAGCTCGATGGCCGCGCCGCCGAGGCCGGCGAGGGTGGTGCCGCCCTGCTCGGCAAGGTCGAGGAAGGTCGCGAAGCCTTCGGAGTCGTCCAGGGAGGTGCCCCAGTCGGCGAACGCGGCGGACATGGAGACCAGGCCGCCGGTGAGCCGGGCGGAGGCGGGCAGGAAGGCTTGCAGCAGGCCCGCGAAGCCGATCGCGAAGTTCTTGACCACGGTCAAGATGTCGCGCAGCGCGGGTCCGGCAACCGCGCTGGTCTCGCTCGCCCACTCCTTGAACTCAGCTGACTTGATGCCCGCTGAGACGTCGTCGAAGAACCCGGAGAACGCGCCCGCGGCGGCCTCGACGAACGGCGTCAAGGTGGGCAACAGGTCCCGGAGGACGGTGATGCCCTTGGTGACCACCGGCATGGTGGTGGACAGGCTGTCGGACCACGCCTTGTAATCCGACTTCAGCCCGATGAACGCCGTAGCCGCATCCCGGGTGGCCGGGGGGAGTTGGGCGAGAGCGTCGGTGTATGCCTGTTGTTTCTCGGCTGCGTCCTCGGCGCCCTCGGCGGCGGCCTTCTCCGCCTCGGCCGCGAGGGTGGCGACCTCCTGTACGGCCTCCATCTGCGGGCCGACCGCGGCCGAGAACGCTTTGACCGCCAGTCCGGCCGCGACCGCGCCCGCGGCCAGGCCGACAAGAGCGGTCGTACCGGCGGCCACCAGCGGGACCGCGCCGCCGACCAGGGCCAGGCCCTTGGCCGCGCGCACAGCGCCGGAACGGATGTTGTCGCCGAGCGCGCCGCCCATGGCCGCGGAGTCCGCAACGAACCTGCCGCGCAGGTCACGCATGCGCGCATCGGCGCCGCGGGTGAGTTCGTCGAGTCCGGCCCGCGTGCGGGCGAGGCCGCGCTGTGCCCCGGAGTCGTCGAGGTCGATATAGCCGGTGAGTTCGCCGACAGTCAGCGCCACGCGCGCCCACCTCCTGTCGTACTAGGTGGTGGGCGCGGGCCGCTACAGCAGCGGACTACCGCGGGGGTTGTTCAGGTGGTGCAAAGTGACGAGAGAGCCGGGACTCGGCCGAGAGAAGGCCGAGGATGCGCACGCGTAGCCACCGCCAGGAGCGGGCGCGCATGAGGCGCCGGTCGCCGACGTCGAGGCCGTAGATCTCGTGTAGGTCGGCCTCGATCAGAGGCCACTGTTCGAGGAGTTGGGGCCAGGTCAGTGACGCTTGCGGCGTGCGCGGGCCGGTGCCGGGCGGGAACTCGTACCACTCCCAGAGGCCGGATTCTTCGTCGTATTCGCCCCGCCCGATCGGCGCGCTTGCCGGTTCGGGGCCAGTCGAGAAGGGTCGCCGCCCGAGGGCCACACGCGCTCGGCGGTGGCCTTGTCTTGCACCACCCATACGATCGCGACGCGCGCGCAGTGCTTGAGTGCCGGCCAGCTCACGCCGTCGGCGAGCATCTGGTCGTAGGCGTCGCCGAGCAGGTCGCGGTAGAGGTCGCGCTCGGCCGCATCGCCGAGGGCGTCGGTGTCCACCTCGCCGCCGTTCGCGGCGACCGCAGCGCTCTGCACGAGTGCCTGCACGGCCAGACCGGTTTCCGCGGAGGGCGCGAGGATGGTGTAGCGGCGGCCTTTGACCGGGAGGACGAGCGTTTCGTCGAGCAGTTCGTCGATGGGCTCGAACGCCATTACGCGGCCTCCTTCGTGTTGCTCGCGGCGGCGAGGGTGAGCGTGCCGCCGCCCGCGGGCGCGGCCGGGTTGGTGATCTTCTTGCGGGGGCCCTTGCCGGTCAGGGTGACCTTGACCGTGTCGAGGTCATCGGCGGCGCCGCCGTCCGGCTCCCACGTGGCCAGGGCGTACCCCTCGTACGCCTCGTCGCGGCCCTCGCGGTCGTAGTAGCGCACGTGCACGCGCGAGGCCACGCCGAACGTCTCGGAGGCCAAACGCAACTTCTCCTGTGCGGCGTTGAACACGCCGGTGGTGGGGTGGCAGCGGTGGGCGAGCTTGGCCTCGATCGACCAGGCGAGCTCGGTCACCGTGCTGTCCGCCCACCCCTCGTCGTCGTAGGTGGTGCTCTTCTGCTGGGTCGGCTCGACCTTGGGAGCGAACTCCTGAACGCCGGGCACGAGCATCCACACGGAGGTGGTGTCGGTGCCGGTGTTGAGTTCGAGGCGGTAGCGGCGGGCGAGTGCGGTCTCGGTCTCCGCCGGTGGGGTGGGGGTGGACAACGTTCCTCCATGGGTGGTGTGCGCGGGGGCGCGGAACGGGTG